TTGAGGAAATTGAGAGAATCCGCGGCTTCGCGGGTGATGTCATTGGGATGCTTGGCCCGCAGGCCGGACAACTATATCTCGATCACGACGAGCTGGTTGACGAACTGCAAGCTAAGTGGGAAGTGCCGCAGAAGATGGTGCGGCCAGAGGCTGAACGAGAGAGGATGTTGGCTGGAGCTGCAGAACTCGCACAAGATGCACAACCTGGAGGACTGCCTGCTCAAGCCGCTATTGGGCAATGAGCGACGACATAACCGGTAAGGACATACGACCGCCGAAGAAGACACGAAAAAAGCCGACGCAATACGTGGGGCCAGATGGTCTCAAGCGTCCGCCAAAATTTGAGCGTGAGCTGAATGAAAAGTTTGCAATCATTTTCAACAGCGCGGCTGGTCAAGATGTTATCGACTATCTGAAGTCTGTGACGACTGGGCGAGTATTACCGCCGAGTTTGGATCCGCTTGCGTATCCGTATCAGGAAGGAGCCCGTTGGCTGATGGGCATTATTTCAACAAGAATTAAAGACGGTGAGGAAAAGAAACCATGAAATATTTCAAGTGGCTGTTGTGGATGTTCCCGAAAGGAGAAGGTGATGGCGAAGGGGAAGGCGGCGAGGGCGAGGGCGGCGAGGGCGGCGAGGGAGAAGGCGGCGAGGGAGGCGATGGTCAGCAAAAGCCCCTCGGTGGAAGCGACCCAGACGCCAAGCCAGATTGGGTGGCTGACAAGTTTTGGAATCCGGATACGAAAACTGTTCGGTCTGAACAACTCGGCAAAGCCTACAACGAACTCGAAGGAAAACTCAGAGGCAACGCCGACGCGATCAGGGAAGAAATCCGCGCGGAAATGATCGCGTCCGCTCCGGACGAGTACACCGTCAACCTGTCGGAAGACCTGAAGATTCCCGATAATGTGGAGCTGGATTTCTCTACCGATGATCCGCTGGTGAGCTGGTTCTTCGGCTTTGCCAAAGAAAACGGGATGTCTCAGGAGACTGTCGACAAGGCGCTGAATGAGTATGTCGGCATCGAGCTTGGCAACATGGTGGACATTCAAGCGGAGATCGGGAAGCTTGGCGACCACGGCCAGGATCGCATGATGCGAGTCCACAACTGGCTTGAAACCTCACTTACAGAGGATCAGCTGGCCTCGTTGAATCCACTTCTTAACTCTGCCGCTCAGGTGGAAGCACTTGAGACGCTTATGAAAAAGGCAGGGCCAAGCGATTTCGACGCAGATTCAGGCGGCGCACCACTGTCGCTGGAGGAGCTGCGCTCGATGCAAAACGACAAGCGATACTGGCAGGACAAAGACCCCGTATTCATTAAGAAAGTGCAGGACGGGTACGAGAGACTTTACAAAAACCAGTGAACGGGATTACTATTCGGGTCGAAGGCCGCTACCAGTTGCCTCGGCCCGGGTTCCCCGGCACAACCGACTAAGGCTTCAAGTAGAGATAACCTGGAATGGTATCCTCAACCTACTTGGAGAAATCAATGTTCTTGCTTCGATTCTTGCTTGCCCTCTTTCCGAGGCAGCAAAACTCGATTGACGTTGCTTTCACGAAACAGTTTGAGAGTGAAGTTCACTTAGCGTATCAGCGCTTCGGTTCCAAACTCCTGAACACGGTTCGTCGAAAGACAAATGTCGTCGGCAAGTCCACAACCTTCCAGATCATAGGTAAGGGTATCGCTGGCACCAAGACCCGGAACGGTCAAGTTCCGATTCTGAATCTCGTTCACACCAACGTCGAATGTATTCTCGCTGATCGCTATGGCGGTGAGTTCATTGACAAGCTGGACGAGCTGAAGATCGAGCATGACGAGCGTGGAGCTGTAACAACTTCCATCGCTGCCGCCCTGGGTCGTGCCTCTGATTCGGACATTACTGCCATTACCGACACCTTCACGGGTGAGACTGCTGCCGCTGGCGTAGTCACACAAGCGAAGGTCGAGGAAGCCTATGAGTTTATGGGCAATGGCGACGTTCCCGATGATGGCCAGCGATTCCTTTGCGTTGCTCCGCAAGGCTGGACAAACCTCATGAATATCACTGAGTTCGCATCTCTGGACTTCGTTCCAGAATCTGATCTGCCCTTTCCGAAGGTCGGCTTCAGCGCGAAACCGTGGTTTTCCTTCCACGTCTTTTCCTTCTCAGGTCTTACACTGACCGGTGGCACCATTCGCGAGAATGTTGCATACCACAGGTCGGCTGTCGGACACGCCTCTGGGCAGGATGTCATGATGGACATCACCTGGCAGGGCAAAGAGCAGTCGCATCTCGCGGTTGGCTCAATGTCTATGAATGCGTGCCTCATCGACGACCTCGGTGGCTATCGCATCCGCTCAACGGAGACCTAATCGTGAAGAAACTATTCATACAATTTGTTCTCCGGTTCCTTCCGTGTGCCTTTGACGCGACCAACATGAATCGCGTGCAAGTCGGCACTAACACACTCTGGTTGTATCGCTCTGACGCAGATAACCTCGCCGCAATTGTGACGAGTGGGTATTTCAATCCCCACGCTGAACTGTTGAACAACGGCGATGTGATCATCGTGTCGGACAACAACGCACCGACGATCGATATGTTGGCTGTGACTAGCGCTTCCAAAGCTACTCCGGTCACTGTCCTCAACGGCACGTAAAACCAGACTGGTAAAGGAGTCGGGCCGGGGTTAGCTAGTCTAGCCTCGGCCCTATTTGCTTATGGCAGAAGTAGACCGGTTAGACAATTCCAACAAGGCGTGCCTCGGTGCTGGCGTCAATCCCATTACCAGTTTTTCTCAGGGAACAGCAGAGGCAATTTTTTGTAACGAGTGGTACGAGCTGATCGTGCTTGCCGAGCTGTCGCTGTACAAGTGGCGCTTCGCAACAAAGACGTTCGACCTCACTCCGAACATTCTCGTTGGTGTGCCTGACACGAAATACAATGTCGCGTACCAGATTCCGAATGATGTGCTGTCGGTCGATACGGTTCTTGTTCCTGATGGAAGTTCGTCGGGCGATCGCCGGACGATTGAGTACGACAGATTTCAGGATCAGATCCATACCTACGACACTGAGAACGAAACCGTAATCCTGAAGTATCGGTTCCGTGCTGATGAGTCTGTCTGGAATCCTTACTTCCGCTTGCTGGTCATCTACCGACTGGCGACGATGCTTTCATTCTCGATCGCGCGAAAGGAAGACATCGCCGGATCGATGAAGGGACTTGCCGACGAGCATTGGCAGAAAGCGAAAACTGAGGACGCGCAAGCTCAGACAAATCAGAAGGTCAACTTGCGAAGACTCGTTCGCGGCAGGGGTGGGAGTCTCGACAAGTTCTGGCGTAATCGGTAATGCCAAAATTCCGCAACTTCCAGACCAACTTCTCAGGCGGGTTGTTGTCCGAGGGAATGCTTGGCCGACTCGATCTGGCGCAATACGAAAACGGCTGCAAGCTACTCACTAACTGGTGGCCGAAGGTCACTGGTGGAATGCGACGCCGACCTGGTTCCCTGTACCTCGGAGAAAATGCAGCCTCTGTTCGCATCGAGGCTTTCGTTTTCTCCGAGACTCAGACGTACCTGTTTTCGTTTGACGCGGCACCCAACCAAGTCACCGTTTACGACAATGAGACTGGCGCACTAATCGACACGGTTCCGATTGTCGGCTTGCCGGCATGGAACGCAACGATCATCAAGAAGCTATCGATCACGCAGACTGCTGATGTGATGTTTTGCGCTCATACACTTTTCCCGACGCTCATGATTCGACGCACTTCGGCAACGACATTCGTGCAAGAAGAATATATGTTCGAGGGCGAAGGGCTTGCGAACGACTACCCGAAGGCAATGCCTTTCGTGAAGTTTGAGGCGCTTGCGAACACAATCGAGGTCGATGGCATCGATGAAGGCGACGTTGTTACCGTCACATCGAATGAAGCGATCTTTACGACACGGCACATAAACAGGGCTATACGCTACCGAGGACATCAGATTCTGATTACTGCTGTAGCTGGCCCTCCTTCCACAACGGCGACGGGAACGATCATCGAGGATCTTGATCCCGGCGCTGTCTTACAGTTCGGGGCGACTGACGCTGCCAGTGATTTTGAGATTGACGAGATCATTGTCGGGCGAGACTCTGGCGTGAAGGGCCAGGTCATCAGCAAGACCACGAACGAAATTACAATCGGAATGATTGGTGGTTCCTTTCCTGCCCTTTCGACTGAGGAAGTGGAAGGACTCACCAGCGGAAACGTCGCTACGATTACAGCTAACTCGAACATAAATCCGGTGCCTTCCAAAGATTGGGACGAGGAAGCCTTCACGGAGGTGCATGGGTATCCAAGTGTGATCGAGTTCCACTCGCAGCGCCTTTGGCTTGCAGGTAGTTCCTCACTTCCAGCCCATATCTTCGGGTCGAGGGTTGCTGCGTTTTTTAATTTCGACGTGGGCGATGCGTTCCCTGCTGATTCAATTCAAGTAGTGATCGCTGACAAACAGATCAACATGATTACAGATGTGGTCAGTGGCCGGCACTTACAAGTCTTCACCGACGCCGGCGAGTTCTATGCGCCGCAGAGTGAGAACGAGCCTCTTGTCCCTGAGACGTTCAACCTCATCAAAGAGACTCGATACGGCGCGAACGGAAACATCGAACCGAAGATTTTCGATGAGTCGACTCTGTACGTGCAGGCGCAAGGCAACGCAATCCGTGAGTTCATCTGGGTGGATAGCACCAGCGGCTATTCGTCCGATGCCATATCTCTCATTGCTGAAGAACACATCGCAGACGTTCAGGAAGTCGAGGTGCTTTACGGCGGCTATGACCGACCAGAGCAGATCGCTTTCTTTGTTACTGGCAACGGCGACATCACTTGGTATCACGCAGCTCGCGCGGAACAGATCCGAACGTGGGGAATCTGGCAAACCCAGGGCGACTACAAATCGCTCGCGGTGATTGAGGACAAGCTGTACGCACTGGTCGATCGACCGACCGGATTATTCCTTGAGCGCTTCGAGCTCGTTGTGACACTCGACTGTGCATTGCAAGTTACCTCTGCTGCGAAATCATACTGGAACACCGATCACCCGGCACTCACCGGAGCGTTCGTACAGGTCGGCACCAGCGTCGTTCAGTCGGAACACAATCCTGATTACTACTTAGGGGAGTACGACTACTCACTCACAGACTTTGACTTGTCACCAATTGAAGTGGATAACGTGACCATTGGGCTTGGCTATACATCGGAGCTTGAGATCATGCCACTGGAAGTGAAGGATCAGAATGGTGTGACAGGTGGAATGCCGAAGCGGATTGTATCGGCTGATGTCTACATGGCATCGACGCTCGCGATCCAGCTCGAGGGCAAGAGGATCACGACCTTCCTCGGACAGATAGATTTGAATCTACCGCCCGAACCGATTACAGGGCTGAAGAAGTTCTATCTCTTTGGATACGATGAACGTCCGACGCTGACTATCTCAAACGATATTCCGGTGCCGTGTGAAGCGCTGGCACTTGGCGCAGAGGTGGAATACTAATGGCTGACGGTGGTGCAACTTTTTACTTAGCAATGGCGGCGATGGCGGCGGGTACTGCTGTCACTACCATTGACACGATCAATGCAAACAAACGACGACAACAGATCCTCGAGCAAGAGCTTCGGCAGCAAGAGCTTCAAGCGTTGGATGAGGAGAACCAAAGGCTCATCGCATTGCGTTTGGCGAACGAGGACATGCTTGTGCAAAACAGTGGCATTGAAGCGTGGGCTTCACCGTCGCTGATTGCTGCGCGCGCGTTCAACTTCCAGATGGGAATGGATGACATTGAAAACATCCGACTGAACAAGTTTGCCGCGCGAGCTGGTACGTCTGCACAGATCGCAATACTGAAAGCGAACAGCAGGGCAACGGCGATTGCTGGAATCTTTGAGATTGCAGGCACAGCGTTGTCAGCTATGGATGCGAAAGGGCAACTCGGAAAGACAGCGAAATCACCTCCGACTGGCACGAAGGCTGTTTCAGGATCTGGCATCAACAGAACTCATGGAGTCGGAATTCTTGATGTTCCCGGCTTCGGCCCCGGAGTGAACGCATAATGGCCAGAGAAACCAGACGGATTGGAATACGCACCGCGCAGGTCAGGCTGCCGGCTCCAGCCAGTTTCGGACCGGCCCTTGTCAGAACAGCCGGGCAAGTTGCTGATCGACAGTTCGAGAAGCAGGCAGACATTCGCACCCAGGAAGCGATACGCGATGCCGGCAAGCTGAACTTCGAGCGCGACGTAGACGGATTCCTGATGGCACCGACTGTGCCGATGACTGAGGACGGCCTGCTCGCCCCGAGCATCTACGATCGCGAATACACGCAGATGGTCAGCCAGCGTTACATGCAGCAGATGACCCTCGATGTGTCCGAGAATCTGAATGTTATTGCTGCTGACAATCCGTTCGATCCTGAAGCGTTCCGCATTCTGGCTGAAGGCTATGTCTCGAAAGTCACTGAGCTGGCGCCCGATTACCTGAAGCCCACTGTCAACGACACCGCTCAGATCAAGATGGTCGAGCACTTCAACCACATCATCAGGGTGAAGGCAGAGCGCGATCACAGAGAGGCCAAAGGCTTACAAATACAAACGATTCAAGGCCACATGGATGACATGGCCGGCTACATCGATGATCCAGAATTATCTGGCGCAGCGATGCTGCAAGCGCGCGCAGCAATAGAGCAGGGCGATGAGCTGCACTTCTGGCTGGATGACGAAAAAGCGGAAAGGCTTGACGCATTAGATCGACAGTACGCGGTCGCATCGATCACCAACATGATCTCAAATCTCCCTCCTGGTGATGAGGTTGCACACGTCGAGTTCGCAGAGGCTCTGAACAATTTCGCAATGGGCGAAGGCACATTCCCGATGGTCGATGAGTTTGGCGGAATCGCTCATGTCCCATTAGATGAGATGCCGATAAGCCCTGCTGAACGCATGGCGATCGCTGAGTTTGCAACCGGCGTTGTGCGCGCTCAATTTGAAGCATTCGATAACACTCTCGACTCAAGATTGATGCGAGACATGAAGGAGTTCTTCAACTGGTACGCGCCGCACGCGATGGAGTCTCTGACGCAGAACACGCCTATCGATACTGACAGGCTTGTGCGCGAATTCAACAAGGCGCATTTGAATGTCATAGGGAATGGCTACAAGTCCACGCTGCGTGATGCGATCCTCAAACTGATGGAGCAGAATGTCGCTCGCACAGGTGGTGCGCCGACAGCATTCCAGAAAGCGTTCATTCCTGGGTGGGTTGAATGGCACGCTCAGATGGAGGCAGAGCAGGAGAGGTTGCGAGGTGGAGCGCCGAAGACCGACTTCACAGAAGTCGAGCTTCGCGATCATTGGCGCGCAGCAGTAGAGAGAATCGGAAACATACCGGGCGGATACCGTGAGCAGACAAAGGGTGGCGCTACAGAAGTCACTCCGTTCTACACGGCACTGACCGGCGTTGATATGAATCGCGAGTATTACTCGGATCTCATCAACGACCCGAATCATCCTGAGTGGCAACGACTTGAGGCGGTGGTTCCGCAGCGTATGGGTCGCATTGGCATCTGGGATGATGCACTGAGAGATACGATCATCGGACGCCTGATGAACTCAGAGGGAATGAATCAGGACACGCTCGACCAGACGCTGAGACTCGCTCGCCTGTTCTGGGATCAGCCAACATTCCGCAGGAACATGAGAGACGACAGCGCTCTCGGCAATGATCTTGGAGACATGCTTCACAACGTGTTCGGCAGGAATGGAAGAATTTCCGCTCAGGATCTCCGCAAGACAATGGAGAGGTTCGCTGATCCATCTCACTCGCCTTATCAGGATTGGGCAGACAGAAGCCCGGAATCAAAAGCGGCATATATGAACGCTGCGAAGTCGATGATTACTCGATCACTCGAAGCGAATTGGCGCTCACTTTGGACTCAACAGGGACGGACGTCTGCACCGGAATTCGATTGGAATTTGTTTGGCGATAACGTAGGCGATATTCCACCTGAACTGATGCGACAAGTTGAAGAAGGCTTGAAACCGTTTGCAGGCCAGATCAACGAGAACAGCGAATCTGAGTTCATGCCATTTGTTGCTCATGTGGTTCGTGATGTGATGAATCGGAACGACTACGGTGCTTCAAAGATCGGCTTTTCTCCGCTTCGTTACAGCAACTACAACGACACGGTGATCTGGAATCCTAAGACATGGTTTGACCTCAAGCCGGAATGGGCTGTAGTTGACCGACCACCTGAAAACTTTGCTGTCGATTCTCATGGCAACCGCGATGATGAGCTGATGGAGTTTGTCTGGAAGGACTTCCAAGACGTGCTCGATGAGATGGCAAAGCTGCGTGGTGAGGGAGAGGTCTTTGTCGCTGGAGTCAACGCCGGACTTCAGTTTGATTCGGATCTGTCAGCAGCCCACAACAACGAGGGGATCTACACTCCAAGCTGGAGAATAGTTATCGTGGATAGGGGCGGCGTGATGACAGAAGCCTTAACGATGGACGGACTGAATCTCGGTAGACTTCTTCCGTTCAATCTCAATCACGCGAGAGCGGAATTTGAAAAAGAGCTGCAACGACAACGGGAGAGGAATCGCGAAACTGGCCTCACTGACAGAGAAGAAGCCAGGCGCATACCGATATCGCCGTGACGACAAAGCTACGAGACATCATCGGACAACCACTACCGCGATACGCTGACAAGAGTGAGCGTAACGGCAGCTGGTTGGGAGCTGTTCGCAACGCTTACCTTCTGGATACCTCTATCGGCCAGGCCGCTACGTTTGCAGGCGCTGCGCGCGGTTTCGGTGTGCCTCTGAGTCCACCAGATCGACGAGTGGTAGAGGGATACAACCCGTTCCAGATCCCCGGCGAGCTTGATGGTTTCGAGTCTTTCATGGATGAGTTCACTCTCTCCACGTCGCCAGAAGAAACTGCACTCATCAAATTTATGATCGAGGAAAATCTTGATCTTCGCACTCAGCTTCAGGATTGGGGCGGCACTCGCCTGTTCGCTGGCTTGCTCGATCCGATCAACCTGATCCCTGTCCCTTTCGCAATCGGTAAGGGATTCGGCGTAGGGCTGAAACGGGCGCTCGCTGGCGGCACGCCTATCGTTGCTACCACGGAAGCTATACGGCATCAGATCGATCCGACATCTACCGCCGAGGAAACACTGTTCGCGGTCGCTGGCGGTACGCTGTTCATGGGTCTGATTGGTGGCGCTGTCGGTGCGATCCCGAAGAACACGATGACTGTCAGTACCGCGCTGAACAAGTTGATTCCTCCGCAGGGAACCACCTCGATGTTCGCCGGCATTCCGTACTCTCACGGCGGATCTCCGAAGAACCTGTTCGCCCGGGTAACTGCTGCACTCAAATCGGCCGCCAGCTATGGCGATCCAGCGTGGACGAAGGTCAATCCTGATGATGTGACAGTCCACATTGATGACTCTTTCCCCGATCGCAAATTCGTATCCATCAGACACAAGGACGGCGGAGAGATTGTTACCGCCTGGCACGTCGGAGACGAGCTACAGATCGGTGTGTCAGTACCGAAGGAGCTGCAACGTCAGGGAATTGGATCCTTTGCTGTACGCGAAGCGCTCAAGTACGCAGAAGAACACGGACTGAAGGTAACGCCATTCCAGCGAATGACCGAGGATGCTGTCGCTCTGTTCAAGGCTTTCGAGAAAGACGGGTTCAACGTAAAAGAGAACCCAAACTTCAGGGTCGAAGGCGGAGAGCGTATCGCGACAGACGGCAAACCATTGTTTGAGGTTTTGCCGCTCATCGACGCTACCCCGATTCCGAAAGAGGCAAGGGTCGCGCTCGATGACATGAACGCCCAAGCGGAAAAAGCCGAGATGGAAGTCAAGATTCTCGATGCCGCTGTCATAGAACTCACTGCGAAGTGGGAAAAAGCACCCGTTGCAGGTGGCGCCAAGACCAAAGCGAGGAACGCGCTCGACCAGCTCATCCAGCAAACAGAGGTAGCCAAGCGCCAGGCCATCATCGCCAAGCGGAATGCACAGGACATCAACATCCAAGCTGCGCTGCTACTCGATGAGAAGGCGGTTGCCGATTGGGATCTGTTGCCGACTGGCTATAACACGCTGCTCGGCAAGCTGGATCAATTTCCGTGGTGGAGGCTCATCAAGACTCCCCTGCGAAAAATGGCTCCTGAGATTGCAGTCAAATATCAGATGTTCGCATTGCGAATGGCGTCGACTCCCGGCCTGAACAATCAGGGAAACAAGCTCGGCCACACGACAGGGCCAAGCGTCGAGTCTCTTATCATCGAGTACACCGGCAGGTGGCTTGGTGCTACCCGCGAGGCGCAGCAAATCTATCGTGTCTACACTGGCCACGGCAAATCGTCCGGACAGGTGAAGCACTTCTTCATCGACCAGCAGCAGCGAGTCCGCGGAACGGTCAACAGGTGGGAAGGCAAAGGGCCAACGACTGAAACGCCGGAAGGCAAGCTCACGATTCAGGAGTTTGATCGACAGATCAGCATGGCGATCGCCAATGGCGGCAAGCATGAGGTGCCAGAGGTGGCGAAGGCCGCGCAGCTATACATCCCGATCATCAAGTCAATTGGTGACGAGGGTAAGAAGCTCGGCGTATTCGCGACACAGGTCAACATCGCGAAACGTGTGGCGAAGGTCGATCAGGATATTGCGAACTTCAATGAGCGATGGATTGCCAGCAAGAAGTACACCGAGAACACCTTGCCGCCTGGCTTGCGTGACCTGCGGAACAAAATGGAACTTGAGAAGATGGATCTCGAGGACATGGCGCAGGGCTACATCGATGCCGACAATCCGAACTTCATTCACAGGATGTGGATCGCTGAAGAAGTGAAGGCTCAAGAGGTCGAGCTGAAGAACATCCTGACACGCGAGTTCACTAACAACCCGAAGCAGGTGTTCAGGGACAAGGACGGCAATGTAATTCCGCAGCACCCGGACGACGTTCGCGCGCGAGTCAATGAAGCGTATGCAGCGATCTTGCATGAGGCTGACACCGGCAACAACGGAGCTTACGCACCGAACAACGGCAACAGCCGCCAGTGGCTTGAAGGTCGCAAGGCCGCGATCGAGGACGGTTCTTTCCGTGACGCTAATGGCGCTCTGTCTGCCCGAACTGCCAAGAAGCAGATCGAAATCATCGACGAAAAACTGCGACGCATCGCTGATGGCGCAGACATCCACGGAGCTTCCGGCCCTTTAATCGCACGCAGACTTGATCTTGACGATAAAGAACTGCTGAACATGAATCTCATCGAGAGCGACATCACGACCTGGATGCAGCATTACGTTTCTCGAACTGCTCCGATGATTGAGACCGCCCGCGTGTTCGGTGACGCTCGCGCTCAGACGCACATCGATGAGTTGTATCAAGAGACTATGGATCTCGCTGACGCTACGACTGATCCGCAACTGAAAGCACAGTTGATAGAGGAGGCTGACGGAGCGCGTACTGCAATGAATGATCTGCGGGACATCGTGCATGGCGTCTACCAGATCCCTGACAACCCTGATGCAATCACTCCTCGTATTCTCAGAATGCTCAGGAATTTCAACATCTTGGGAGCGATGGGTAGAAGCGTTCTCATGGCTCTCGGTGACACTGGCAACATCGTAATGTCTCAGGGGCTACGTCGCTCACTTGGATACGCTGTTGAGAACTTCGCCTCTGGCCTGACTGATGGCAATGTCAAAATGATTCGTACCGAGGTTGACCTGGCCGGCTCTGTGAGCGAAGTCATTCTCGGAATGCGCTACCACCAGATGACAGACTTCGGCATCGCTGTCGGCTCATCGAAGTATCCCGGCTTGGCCAAGTTTGAAAAGGGTCTCGCCGCGGCCTCTCAGCGTTTCTTCTTGTACAACCTGCTCGGCCCGTGGACTGACATGGCGCGTCGTTTCTCTGGCGGCATGGTGCAATCGAAGATCATCGAGAACTCTCTGCTGTGGAGAGCCGGCAATCTTCCTGAAGATGAAATCACAATCATGAGTCGTCTTGGCATCAACAAGCAGCAGGCCATTCAGTTTGCTGAAGAATGGGAAGCCAGCGGCAAGCTCAAGCACAAAAATATGTTCATCGCTAATACGTCAGAGTGGGTGAGCGAGCAAGGACAGAGGACATTCCGTGCGGCAATCAATACAGAGATCGGACGGATGGTGCCGACGCCGGGTGCGGTGGACAAACCGAAGGCGCTGCTCAAGGGAGAGTGGTGGAAAGTGATCGGGCAGTATCGAGGATTCTCGATCGCTGCTACGCATCGGATCATGGGTGCAGGTATCCACCAGAAGGGTATGCAGAAGTACGCAGGATTCGCGTCAATGGTTGGCATTGCCATGATGGTCGATGCCTTCAAGCGACCTGATTACATTTCACTGACACTTGAAGAACAGATCCTGCGAGCTGTCGAATTAAGCGCAGTCACAGGCATCTTGCTCGATGTGAACGACACTATTGAGCGCATGACTGCTGGTGGGTTTGGCATACGGCCTGCACTTGGCATGGACATCCGTGAGCGTTCTCCCAATTGGGCGAACAGAATGGGTACAGTAGGCGCAGTTCCGAACCAATGGCTGACTCTGATGTATGGATTGACTTCTGATAACGCTGAGACCGACGACGCGGCCAGGGCGATCAGGTATATGATCCCGTACAACAATCTGATTTGGTGGAACGAGGTATTTAACAGGGCGCAGCGGGCAATCCCAGACGCAATCGAGGCAGAGACATGACTCAAATTTCAATCCCAAGCGAACCGATCGACGTTAGCTACGCGGTCACATCATCCAGTGTCGGCCCTTTTGTTGTGCCGTTCTCTTTCCTCAAGCAACAGGACGTTGTTGTTATCGTCACTGATGCCCTGCTTGTCGAGACCGTGTACGAGCTGATCACTGATTACTTCTTCTCATCTCTAACAGTCCCACCGGGACAGGAAGGCAGCGGATTTACTGGCGGCGAGATCACACTTGTTTTGCCCATTGGTGCCGACTTGAACTCGAGTATCAGGATCTTGCGATCAACGGTCATCGAGAGGCTTTCCAACTATCCGACGACTGGCCCGTTCTCTATGCCGTTGCTGAACGATGAGCAGAACAACCACATCGCGATCATGCAGGAGCTGGCCGCGAACCAGGCTGGCGGAGTTTTAACCAACAGTCTCCAGCAGGTCACTGACGTAGGCAATACGACAGACAACAGCATCGTGATGGAGCTCGGCGGCGTACTCTCAATGGAAGATGCTGGACAAACCCAGACTCTGACAATCTCGCAGACCTCGAACCCGGCTACGATCGACACCACTGGTGCTGGCATCAACTTCACTGGTGCATCGAGCGAGTATCACTTCAACACTGGTGTTCGAGCTGTTGGGTATTTCAATGCTCAGTCGAATGGCTACGTGTCATCGACCAATGGACTTGGTACTGAAAGAGTTCAGCTTCAGCATGACGATACATGGGGCAATGTTGAGATCGTTGGTGCTGCCAGCCAGCTGCTTTTGAACAATCCGAATGGTGGTGTCTACCTGCCGGAGAGAGCGGCGGGTGGTGCTGATGCTCTGGGCTTTGGTCAGTTCTTTATCGACCAAGCCGATGCGCTGCCGTACTTCCAAGACGAGCTCGGCGCTGTCTTCGGCCTGACTGTCGGTGCTGATGCAACGAGCGGCAACTTCACCGGCACGATCACTGGTGTAGTGGGCGCCGGCACAGGCACGATCGAGTGGGCGAGGATCGCGGTCACTGGTGGCGACGATGTTGTTCACCTGAGCTGTCACGCTGGAATCATTGACACTGCGAACGCTACGACCTTCGCCATGACGGGACTGCCAGTGGCCCTGCGACCGGCTACTCAACAGACTGGTGTCTGCTTCCTTCGCGATAACTCGGCATTTGTCTGCGCCCTGTTCAAGATCGAATCGTCAGGGCAGATTGATTTCTACTACCCGACAGGTGGTGCTGCGAACTCGTACAGCTTCACCACATGGACTGCCTCTGGTAGCCGGGCACTTGAGGAAGGCTGGCACATCAGCTACAGGCTTGATTGATGCCATTAACAGCTGAACAGAGAGCAGACATTGTCGCCTTCTTGCAAGACGAGGCTGATAATGCGGGCGTTGAAATAGGGCTCGACTTCATTCTGGACAGGCACGATGAGATCAGCGATCTGCCGCAAATGAATCGCAAGGCAATGCGACGCGAGCTGCGCCAGCTACGGGATCAGCGCCCCGAATTGCGAGCTGACCTCGATGCGGTGATCGCACGAATAGCGGAGTTGGATGCAATCCTGAACCCATGAAAGAATTTCATTTGGAAAGAGAACGATCAACTGATTCTGAAACAATGGGTCGCTTGTCGTGGTTTGATGATGGCGTGGTACAGATCCACACGGTTGAGCAAGAGTGGCGACCGACTGCGCCAGGTGGTGAGTCGAACAACTCATGCGTTCCTGCAGGGCGCTATGACTTGATCCGACACATCAGGCCGAACGGTGACAAAGTGATGGCTCTGTCAAACCCCGGCCATGCGGTGTATTACGAGGAACTGGATCGACCGAACTCGGTTGGACGATTTCTCATACTTCTGCACAGTGGGAACACAAGCGCAGACGTAATCGGTTGCATCGCTCCCGGCCTTAGCCGGTCAGATAATTTTGTAGGAAGCTCACGGAAGGCAATGGAAAAAATCATGGAGTGGCTGAACGGTGAGGAAGCCGTGATTCATATCAACTGGATCGACGGAGAACCGGAATGAACAAACCATCAAGCACGATCAAAGCAGCAGGCGGAGTCGGCGCAGTAGTCGCTCTCGCCTTCATCGGACTGGCAGTAGTCTCGCCGGAAACTTACAAGGCCATGCCACCGGGAGCCAGTGAAACTGTGATCGTCGCGCTCTCAACACTTGGCGGTTACTTCAAGAAGGAAAAGGTAATCAAGTGAAAGTCTGGGCTTACGTTGCACTCGCGGCACTGATCATCGGTGCTGCTGGTGCAGCGGCTAAAGGTCTTCACTCTGCCGGCTACAACAAGCGCGACCAGGAAGTGCAGCAAGACATCATCGAGGCTCAGGTCAGAGCAGAGGAAGAAGCGGAAGCTCGATGGGCTGCATCAGTGGTCGCAGCAACCGAGGCCATTAGGGTCGAGGAAAAAATAGTGGAGAGGATTCGTGAAGTCGAGATCGAGATTCCAAAAGTGGTGGAACGCATCGTGGAGCTTACCCCTGAGTGTGCTGATCTTGGCCCTGCTTATGCAGGGATGCTCAACAACCAAGTTCGTGCCGGTAACGGAATTCAAATTGCCTCCCCTGCCGACGCTTCTGATGCAGGACTGCAAGGCACTAACTGAGTACACCTCTGGCGACATCGAGCAGATCCTTGTCACTCACGGGCACAACGTCCTTGATGCGTCCACCTGCAGGGCGAGGCACAATGCCCTTGTCAAGTATCTCAGAGAACAGTAATGCCACGCCGAATACGAAATACGCAGCGAGGAATTAATCGGCCAACACCCGAGGATCTTGAACGCTTACGGCTTGCACAGATTCTCAATGACATCGACGGTGCTGCTACTGTCCCATTAGTTCAGACTGACATTACCGATGTCAGTGCGACTGCTGCCGAGGTAAACCTTCTTGATCTGACTGGCCTCACCGTGGGGTGGGCGCTGCTGGCCGATGGCCCAACCTCTGCCAGTTGGCAGGCTCTCCCCGGTATGTTCCCCGGAATGATTATCCAAGATGAAGGCGCACCTCTGGCCGGCTTCGCGGATACCCTCGATTTCGTTGGCGATGGCGTGACTGCTTCGGGTGCTGGCACCACCAAGACTGTCACTGTAGCTAACCAGCAGAATACTGCCTTCTTCTTGTCTGGTCTGTTCGGCACGATCTTGAACATTGAGCAGTCGCTTGGCCCTGACTTTTCTGTTGACCTGGCTGCCGCCCTCGGCCTGTCCAGTTTGCAAATTATCTACGGTGTCACACCTGCTGTTCCTCAGATCACTCCGAACGCTGGTCAGCCCGTAACCTTCGATGTTCCCTCTGCTGGTGAGGATGTGTTCGCGCTACGCGATGAGCTGGACGTCGACATCATGCGGGTGGATGACGAACAGATCGCAATCAATCGCGCAATCATAATTGATTACGATACGTTCCAAGCTACTGAGCCTCAGTTCTTCATGACCTGGGATGCAGCACCAACAATCAATGCCAGCTATATAGGCGGTGCGCTTTCCTGCTCCACTGTCTTCGACGTGGTGACTGGCGTATTCATACCGGCGATCTTCTCGGATACGAACAGGTACGACATTGGTGCGGCGCCGGGATTCAGCGCCATTACCTTCATCAATGAGCTGGCAGTAATAGCAAACAACGGCAACTTCGACCTGCCTCCTGCGCTGGTGATGAACATCGGTATGTCGCACCAGAGGAACACGGCTGGTACGAGCACGACTACCGGTATCACTGGCATTAGTTTCTCGCCGGGCACACGTACCTTTATCGCTGGCGCGGTTATGACTAAGACTGCGCAGACTGCTGTGCGCTGCTCTCCGACATACGGAACGGTGGCTGGCTCGACGGTCAACCTCGGCACGATAACGGGTCTCGATTGCTTTGCTCCTGCTGTTGGTCTGTTCCAGCCTGGTGCCGGCACTGAGAACATGACGGCCTACTACGGTATCAACTTCCCGAACATGACCTTCGGTGGTGCTGGCCGGGTGATCTCTGTTGTCCGCTCCCTTTTGAACGCGGCGACGAATGTTTATTTCCTCGATCACACCGGTACTGCGCCGTCCCGCTTGGGTGGGGATCTCGATATCACTGGTGACATCATCATCAGCGGTACTGTCGACGGCCGCGACGTTGCCCTCGATGGTACGAACCAAGACAACCACATTGCTGATGCGACGATCCACTTCACCGAGGCATCGATCGATCACCTGAACATTGCGAGCATTGGGGTGAACAGCCATGCTGCGATCGACACTCATATTGCGGATGGCACGATCCACTTCACTGAAGGTTCGATCGACCATACAGCTATCAGCAATATCGGAGTCAACAGCCATGCTGCGATCGATACTCACATCGCTGATCTCACGATTCACTTCACCGAAGCGTCCATTGACCATACGGCGATTTCGAATATTGGTGTTAATAGCCATGCTGCTATTGATACTCATATTGCTGACGGTACGATTCACTTCCTAGAAGGTGCGATCGATCACACCAACATCCTGAACATCGGGACGAACACGCACGCTCAGATCGACACGCACATTGCAGACGCTACGATTCATTTCACTGAAGCGTCGATCGACCATACTGCGATCGCAAACATTGGAACCAATTCGCACGCTGCAATTGATTCTCACATTGCAGACACGAACATTCATTACGCTGATGCTCCGGCCGACAGCAACGACTACGTTCGCAACAACAATGCTTGGGTGCAGACCCCTCCGGGCTTCAATGGTCTTGGCATCTGGCGGTACAGGACGGAGACTGTTGCGCCTCCTGCCTCTGGTCAGATCCGATTCGATAACGCTGACGTGTCTCTGGCCACTGAGTTCTATCTCCATGAGACCAATGACACTGGCGATGATGTTGCTGCGTTCCTCGATGCGCTGGTCGATGATGGTGCTGTCCTGTACATGCAGGATCGTACCGACTCAACCAAGTACATCATCATCGAGACTGATACCTTCGTCGACGATGGTGTGTACCGCACCTATCAGATCGCCAACATCATCGAGGGCTCAGGTGGTGAGCCAACGAACAACACACGCATGGCGATCGTTGCCGTATCTCCTGCAGGTGGTGGCGCGGGTGGTTCGCTGCCTGCCGGCACAGTAACTGACGCTGTTCTGCGATGGGATGGTGCGGCCTGGGTTGAAGAGACACAAGCTCGTATCACCAGCGGCGGACTCTTTCATGCGGCCAATGGTTCGGCCGGTGGTGTTGCCTTCGGTAATGTTGGTGACATCAACACCGGCATGTACTTCACTGGCAATGACATTGTTCGCTTCGCTGCTGGCGCTGTAAATTCAGTCATCATCCAGAACGACCGGCTCCTGATGAATACCGCCGGCGGCGCGGAGATGATGTTCGAGTCCATGACTGCCACCAATCCAGGCTTTACTCGCTTGGGTGACGAGGACACCGGACTCTCAATTCATAGCGGCAACATGGCCTCACTTGTAGCTGGCGGAGTTGAAGCGCTCCGGGCAGAAGCACTCCAGTTAACGATGGGTAACTATGTGTTCGACACGGATCAGGCTGTCGGCGCGGGACAGGACAACTTCGTATTGACCTACGACGATGCCGGTGGCCAGATCAGTCTCGAAGCTGCTGCTGGTGGTGTTACTGACCACACACTGCTGACCAACATCGGCGTAAACACTCACGCTCAGATTGATACGCACATAGCGGACGGAACGATTCACTTCACTGAAGCGTCGCTGAATCTTGCTACTACCTACCTGGCGCTCGACTGCTCGAACGATCCGCTCACTGCCCCATTAGAATTGACTGCCAATCTGATTGACCTGAACAACTCAGGCGCAGCGACAGCCGTTTCGATTATGGGTCGGAACTCTGCCGGCGGCATCAACATGAACGTCAATACCACGACGGGACATGGGCAGCTCGGACAGATCAGCAGCGCCGGCGCAGCCGAGGACGTGTGGATACACATGACTCGCGATGGCCAGGTCGAGTTACGTCACAACAACACAGCTATGGCACGCACCGCACTCATCGGGAGTGGTGGCTTCGAGGTCAACAACACAGTAACGGGTGCAGGCTTTGAGCGTGTACTGACAACCTCTGACCTTGTTTCTGATACCGGCATCACAGAGCTGACAGGTGACGTGACTGCTGGCCCGGGATCTGGATCGCAAGCAGCGACCATCCCTGCCAACACAGTTAGTAATACGCAGCTTGCAGATATGGCTGCGAACACAGTCAAGGTACGCACGACTGGTTCGGGCGCACCCCAAGACCTCTCCGTAATAACAGATAGGATTGTCGGTAATGTCGGTGGCGTGGTTCAGGCTTTGCAGGGATCACAAGTCAACACAATGCTGCCGCTCTTTACGTCAGGACTTAAAGGACTGACACCCTTATCGGGTGGCGGCACGACCAACTACCTGCGTGCTGACGGAACGTGGGCCACACCTCCTGGCACTGGTGGTTCACCTCCAGGTTCTGACACTGAGATTATTTTCAACAACGGCGGTGCGTTCGGTGCGAGCTCAGACTTCACTTGGACTGATGAGCACCTTGAGATATTCGGAGCTGGCTTTCAGATTCGGATACATGATGACACCAGTGCCGGCGACTCGGCCGACTTCGGCTACCTGCATATGCAGGATGATTTCTTTTTCATCGGCGGCAACGATGACACTGCTTCAAACTTCCCTGGCGCACTCAGTATCAATGTCGTCACAGCTCAGGTGTCGATCGGCAACGTCACTGCCATTGAAGGTCTGTTCGTTGGTGACTGGAGTTTGCAGGCCAACACTCTCGGCCTCAACGATAACGGATCGATTGAGTTTGGTACTGGCAATGACGTCAGCATGTTGTGGAACAGCACGCAGTTCAACATGGTTGGCTCAGGTATCTGGAGTATCACTGGCTTTACCAGCATCAATGCACCTGCGGTAGATGCAGACTTCGACAATCTAACGGCGACTGACTTCAATGGTGTGGCGCTGACAACTGCCGGCGTTGCGACAAACTATCTTGATGAGACAGGCAACTACTCTGTGCCTGCTGGTGGTGGCTTCACGCCTCCGATCGACCTGGCTGATAATGAACAGATCAGGTTCGGTACTGGTCAAGACTTCCTAATGGATTTCGATGGCACGCAGATGCACATCGAACACGTTGGCGCCACCTTCGCAACCATCTGGGAAACTGCTGGCGGTGGTGAGGCGATCAACTTCCGCGACGGTAACACCACGGGTGCTGGTGCTGCGGTAAGCATTGGCTTTGCGGATCAGGTTGGCACGGTGTACGGCGCGATCGGCACGACCATCATCACTAGCACCTTCTTCCTCAATGCGCCCATTGGCGGCATGAGTATTTCTGCGGCTCAGGGAATCAACATCAGTTGCGGTGCAGCTAATGAGATTCGGTCCACGACCGGCAGCGTGTGGCGGTGGTACGAAACGACTGAGGCTGAGTACGTTGAGCTCGATCCGGTATCCACCACGCAGTTCAACATCAACCTGAGCAACGCATCATCATCTCTGCAATTCTTCGGTGCAAACTTCTATCGGTTCAACGATGCGGTAGTTCAGTGCGAAGAAGGTCTGGTTGTCAACGATGCCTTAGGTGGCTTCATCACATTTGAAGACGGTGGTATTGAGCGGGGGTCGCTGCAATTCTCAGACACACTGGGCTTGATGACATTGAGCCAAACCTCTGGGCACATCTTCAGAATCCAGCGCGGCATCAATACGATGCTGGAGATGGAAGAGACTGGCGGCCTGACGATCTACGAAAACGGTGCGGCTGATGTTGATTCAGTCAACATCCAGCATGACGGTGCAGATGTTAGGGTCACAGAGGTAGGCGCAACTCAGTTTATCTTTGATGCTGTCGGCGTGGCTGTTGAGCAGGCTGCCTCGACCAACCAGCTCCAGCTCTCTTGCATCGGTAGTATCGCCCGCGTCGCTACATCTTCTGCTGTGGATCTGCGATTGCAGCGTGCAGGTATAGATCAGTTCTTCTTGCAGTCCAACACAGCGACCGGCAATACGACTGGTGCACAGGTCAAGGATCACGGAGCCATACTGCATGACGTTGGTTTCAATGATCTGCGGATCTTCAACGACAATGTAGATGACACACTCGAGGCGCAGCACGCAGGGCAGATGTGTTTCAAGGATGCGGCAACAGCTCGCACGCTGACGCTGGCATCGAATGTTGATCTCGACTTCCCTGTTGAAACGATGACAACGGTGGTGAACGCCTTCACCTCTGGCAACTACACTGTGAACGAGGGAGCCAGCACGACACTGTATGTCCTCGATGGAACCACTCGAGTTGACTCGGCGGGTGGCATCACGATTGGCCCCGGTGGTGTGGTGAACATCTGGCGGGAATCTGCCACGGTTTACTACTGCTGGGGTTCAGGCATTACGCCGTGAGTTGGTTCGCTATGGTGTCTCCTTCCGAGGAGGAGATGGTCTACCTGCTGCGAGGACTCTATGGCCCCGACTGGTTCAGAAAACCTCGACGTACCTGGGAGCAGTTGTGGCGTGAACGCCGCGGCGAGCTCAATCACCTGTTGGGTATGCGTCGCTTCGGAATGCCGAAGTATCAACGAGGATCTGTAGGCCAGCACCCGTTCACGTATCCAGTTGCAGCTGGTGGCACGATGCCGAACCTGCAAGACATCACCGATGATGAATCGAATGTCGCACCAGCTCAGTCACGCATCTCCCTTTGGTATGACAGTGACGGTGGCCTCGAATGGTGGGCCGGTACTGGCACGGTTACCGCAGTCTTGTATGCTCCGCTTACTACGCAATCAGACGATGCCAACAATCACACGAATGACTGGTGGCCTGATCAACCTGACGTAAACGAGGGATTGAATTGGGACATCCGATACCTGAACGAAGTTGAGACAGGCACGCCAACAGCGAGGCATTACTTTCAGGACACAGTTGGCCCAACGGATCGAGTGTCTGGAACATGGTACTTGCTGGACACGGTATCGAATGATGCAGCAGACGCGACCGATGAGGGAGCGATGGGCATCAACCGTGGAAACGGAACAGCGAAGACACCGAACACAGGCTTTGGCAGAACTGAAGTCGACGTGGAGATCCGAGCTACTGGTTCAGGTATAGCTGTGGCTTCCCATGCTCTTGACCTAACAGTGACGGGCACATGATTATCCTTCCGCCATACATACCAGAGTGGATGGCTTATCCTGATGTGCCGGCAGAGGATAGGTGGATCTTCAACAAGATCGAGCTCGAGGGAGCAAAGCCAGTAGGCATGAGATTCGATCCGGGCGACTACTGTGTGCGGCCGGTCATCAACCTGATGGGCATGGCTGCCGGTGGGTTCCGAAGGGTGATACTTGAGAAGTCCGGCTTCATACAAGAGCCGGTTGGTCATTGCGTCACGCCCTGGACTAATGGTTATCGTGAGTGGCACACCTTTGTTGACGATGAGTGCTGGTATTCAGAGAAGACTATCGACTACACCGATGGCCTCGAGACAATGATTGAGGTCGAGCCGGAGATAGAACTACCCGACAGGCTGCGTGGTATCTCACGCTATATGCTGGTCGAGTATCTTGGCGATCGCATCATTGATGTGAGTCCTCGGCTGTCCAATGAGCAGATGCGTGAAGACATCATCGAGGACTATCGCCAGTTTGATCCTGACTACCAAGCTCCGCCTTATGGCAAGTGGGGCTTTCAGCCTTACATGAGAACGGTGTATCGTGACGGTGCGTTCTACCTAGAGGAAATCGAAAGATGATTGACCTGCCTGCTGACATTGAGGAACGAGCGGCCTACCCATTAGTTGATCGTGCCGACAGATGGATCTTTAACAAGCTCCGCCTGGCTGAACGTCTCGGCTATAGCTGTGGCCCGTCAGGTGTCGATGCTCCTGCAGGAACCTACTGCCTCCGACCTGTGATGAACCTCGCTGGCAATTCTATGGGTGGCACGCTCAAGGTCATAGCGGACGGCACGCCTGAGTCCCTGCCATATCTGCCCGGTTACTTCTGGGTCACTTGGTTCAATGGTGAACACAGGTGGACCGATTACACTGACGACGTACCTGTGTATGAGTGCTATGGAACCGTGTCAGGACGCCGGCTGGACTACGATTACAGGACTACAGGCTTCGGCGCTCCGGCCTTGCCTCCCTTCCTTCAGGGTCTATCGAAACATTTGGTGGTAGAATCCATCGGCAACAAGATCATCGAAGTGGCACCACGGCATATGACACACGTTGCACCCATCGGCACCACGTATATGCAGAAGGTAAGACCTACCCTTCCGTGGGGCTTCGATGACGACATTGAATTTCGCGCTTTCTATTGGCGCATTACCCCCAAGTGAGGAACTACAATGTATGTATTAAGGCTGGAACAAAACGAAATGCAGCTCATCCAGGCTGTGCTGGCTGGCGCTAACCTGAACATGGAGCAATCAAATCTCCGTGGTCAGTTGTGGCAATCAATGCAGAGCCAGCTGCAACAGCAACTCCCACAAGCTAACGGACTGGAAGCCACGCCTGTCGGTGAAGACACACCAGACGCAGAGCCAGGCTGATGCGCTGGCTGCTGATCCTATTGCTTTTCCCATTAGTCGCACTGGCAAGTGGGGACAAGAACATCAACGTCACTGATGTTGCAACGGAGGTTGCCACTGGTGATGTCTCACTCACTGGCAGCACGTCCCGGGCACTCGGCCTGGGTCGCTCGTCGTTCGACGTGGACATCAATCAGTGCATGGGATCAACAGCTTGGGACACCATTGTTGGGGGCAAGCAGAAGCTTGTCCTCAACTGGGTGTGTCTCGCTGAGTTTTACATCAAGACAGGTCAGCCGGATCTTGCTGCCATTGCTATCTGCAACACGGAGATGGTGAAGGAGTTTAAGAACGAAGCAGAGTGCGAACAGGCTCATGATTTTTTTGTAGAAGTTTCCGAAGCTGCTGTAATGATGCCGGACAACAGCGAGCATGAGGAAGAAGAAGCACGATGGCATGAAGATCAGTTGCAGATGCAGATCGATTACGATGATCGCATCGCACGCCTTGAAGATGAGTTGAATGAAAGGCCGCAGGTCATAGAAAGAACTGTAATAGAGCAGCGCCCTTTACTCTCGGAGGAGGCAGCTGCGGCACTGAGGATTAAGAAATGAGTGAGTGGATAAAAAATAATTTGATTCCAGTTGTCGGCGCAGCAGGTTTAGTGCTGGCCTTCCTGCTCACTGTGTATGTGAAGCAAGAGATTGCAACGCAGCTCGCCAACGCTGGCATCGTGCCTCAATCAGATGTCACTGCTCTTGATACCCGCGTCGGTAATCTTGAAGAAAAACATGACGACGATGTGGCCGAGAACAGCGAAGACATCGACACGATTGAGACTCGTTGGAACGCATTCATTGATGAGATCGCAGCTCAACGCATCGAAGACTAGAAGTTCAACCACTCCGGTCGGTAGTCAGCAGGGATACCGGCCTTCAGCTTGGCTCGTATCACCTTCAGTGTCATCTTGCTATTGACCGTGACGTGATTCAGCTTCGCGATCTTGAGCAGCGTGTCCTTGTTGGTGATGCCATCCAAGAACGCATCGTCAACTTCCCACTCCCGCACTGAAGTCAGGCCGAGGGCTTTGCCGATCGCATCGCTGTCCTTGCCGTCACCTGATAGCGTCCAGTTCCTGGCCATGATCGTGCCAACCATTTGAATCAGACTCTTGGTGTCGTACTCCTGAAGTTTCTTTGCGACCTTCGCAATGTCAATGTCCCACATCATCGCGTCCGGCTTGATGCCCATGCACTTCATCGTGGCCGCGAACTCTTTGGCTACTGCCGTATAGTTAGCGCTCGCACATATGCTGTCGAGCTGTGCCGTACCTTTGACCATCGATCCTTGATTGCGGATAGAGATGTTGTCGCATTGCTTGACGAGCAGGATGATTGTTGCGACGAGTCCACTGGTTTCATCGTCCGCCATCTCTGCTGCCACGGCGTAGTGTCGTGTCTCTGCCATGTAATGATCGAATGCTTTCGATGTGTCCGGCTTCTCAACCTTCTCTCCCTTTGCTGCTTTCGCCTTCGGTGCTGCGCCACTGGCTGTGTTTCTCTTGTAGCCCACGTGAAACTCGACCGATCCGCTGCGTGGATCACGGGCGTAGATAACTGTGCCGCCCTTCTTCTTCGCCGTCTTCGTGTAGGCATAGCCTTGCCAGTAGTCTACCTGCTGACACTTCCATCCCTTCTTCTCAAACTCAGCTAGCTTGGCGTCGAGCGCTGCGGTCTGCAATTCCATGAACATCGAGCCGTCTGTGAACCAGACTTCATCTTCAGCTCCGAACAGGTCAGTAAACTTCCCGCCCGTATATTTCTCGACATCGAATATTGCAAATTTTTCCATGTAC